ATAGGTCATCAAGTCGTTCCATTTATCTTCAAAGTCCCAATCTGTTATTTTTTGTAATTCGTTTTCGGTAGGATAATCACACATTTTAATTCTCCTAAAACTGTTTTCCTTTATTGAGTGTTGTAATTATATGCATGAAATAATACGCACAAAATCATAAAAACAATAATCAATCTGATAGCATTGAGGATTAAGTTTCCGAATGAAAACTTAAATACACGTCGCCCACAGATAGAGCATTGCCATTTATGTTCCAAGCAGAGCCATATCCATATGAAAACCCAGAATCCTGTAATAAATGTTAGAATTAAATGTAGCAAGTGGTTTGGTCGTTGGCAGTGGATGCGCACATGTTTATATAAATGACTGCAATGACGGCATTTTCCGTATGATTCAATATAGTTATTCATTTTAACAATCTCCTCAATGTATTAATTTCTTTTTGTGTTGCACTCCCAGCATCTTTAGAGTCCAGTTGAATGTTGTGTGTTTCACCAGGAAAAACAGATAATAAATCACAAAGTTGTTCTGCCTTTCTTTGTCCGGCTTCATCATTGTCAAAACAAACATATCGAATAGGGTGGTTTATCATTTGGTTTATTTGTTCATTGCTGTAGGCTGTGCCCAGTGTTGCAACAGCCCCCGGCCCTATTTTCCATACGTCAATAGGTCCTTCACAGATGATAATGGTATGACGAACATAATCACCACCATAGAGAATTTTGTTTCGTTCTACGGTTTCTTCGTTTTTGCCAGCGTGTATGTATTTCTTTTTTTTGGTAGAGGATAAAGAACGTGTTGTCCAACTTACCATTTCATTGTTTTGATAGATGGGGATGAAAATAGACCACGATAGGTAGTGTGCAATGCCGATGCCTTTAATGTTCCATAAATGAATCAGTTCGTTGATGTTATTGAACCCTCTTTTTTTCAGGTATTTGATGTGTGCGTTCTGCAAGTTATCAATACCAGAGGGTAATATCAGTTTCCCTTTTCTTTTTAGGGGTGTTGTTATTTTGTAATCGGGCGTTTCCAGATTACTTAAAAGGTCTTTGATTGTCTGATAGGGAAGTCCCGATGCTTCTATAAGTGTATTGGTAAGGTCGTGGTGTCCGCAATGCCAGCAATGTACATATTGTCCTTTTATGTTATATCCCATGAGGAATCGTTGTGTGTTTTTTGTGCAAAAGGGACAATCGATTTGAATAAAACCTTCTGTAGAGTGGTGGTGATTTGGGTCGTAGGGTATTTCTAATTCATCTAAAATATCAGTGAAGTTCATTCCAATCTCTCCCAAGGTCTTAATTCATCTGCCATTTGAAGAACAAACTCGACGTCTTCATGATTTAGAGTTACTGTTTCTTTAGGGGTGTCTTTTATTTGGGTGGGATTTATATATCTCATTTTGTTTTTCCTTTTTAGCTTCTCCTTTTCTGTTTTCTGTAGATTTCTTTTTCCAGAAGGTCGTAGATATTGATCGCATTTACTGATTCATCACCATCTAACACCGTTGATAGAACGTGTTGTTTGTTCTGTATGATTTTGCATAGGTGTTCTTCGATGGTGTCTTTTGCAATTAGATAGTAAATTATTGATGTTTTGGTTTGTCCAATTCTGTTTATTCGGTCTTCGGCTTGATTGATTTCCGCAGGTACAAAACTAAGTTCAATAAAAGCGATGTGGTTAGAAGCAATCAGTGTTAATCCTGTTCCTATTGGCCCGATGTTCCCTACAATAAGACGTATATTTTTATTGTTTTGAAAGTCATTTACTGCTTTTTCTCGCTTATTACCTGTAACAGAGCCATCTACCATAACAGATATTTTTTTGTACCTGTTGTAAATTAGTTGTAGTATTTTTGTTTGTGTACAGATTAAAATAAGTTTGTCATCACTGGATTCTAAAAAATTATCTATCCAATCAAAAACAAAAGGCATTTTAAGTTCGGCGGCTAATCGTTTTAGATAACCAATCTTTACCAGTTTCTCAGCGCGTGCTGCTCGTTTGGCTTTTTCTTTGGATATAGTTTGTAGCCACGATAAAAAATTATTTTCTGCTTTGAGGTATTCACATTCTTTGCTTAGGGGTAATTTAACAACCTCTCGAATTTTATCTGGCAGTTCGGGCAGAACATCTTTTTTCAATCGACGTAACATGCCCAGTTTTTTTAGTTTTTTGTGTAGTTTGTTCAGATTGCTTGCACCGCTAAAATCCCACCCCCAAGGCCGTCTGGATGGTGCGCAGTATTCCCAAGCATAAGTTAGAAATGAAGGGAATTCTTTGGGCCACAACAATTTGAGTGTGGTGTACAATTCCGCAGGACGATTTGTAAGTGGAGTTCCAGAAATAGGGATAATGTGTGGAATGTTTTTAGCAAGTTTATGGACTGCTTTTGTGCGTTTTGCTTTTCTTGATTTTTGGAAATGGCATTCGTCAACGATTAACAGTGAAGGGTTAATCATCGCAAGGTTTTTTGTCCAATGATGCAGGATTTCATAGTTAATGATATAAAGTTTGTTTCCGCCTCTTAATTTCTTTGGTGTTTGTCCGTTGATAACAACAGACCTTATCTTACAGTGTTTTTTTGCTTCGTCTCTCCAGACCCATTTTAGTGATGCGGGACAAACAACAACGGCAGGAAATGTTTTATTTCGTTTTAAATAGAGTAATGTGGATAGCGTTTTGCCTAAACCCATCTCGTCTGCAAGTAAAAGTCGTCCGTTGTGTTTTTCAATTTGTAGAACTCCTTGTTTTTGGAATTTGAATGGTTTTGTCATACAAGTTCTCGTATTTTATGGAAGGCATTTTTAATTCGTGTTTTTGTCCACCCTATTTTTTGAAGATATTCTCTTAGGTGTTTTTTTGATTTTTTGGGTTCGAGTACAGAAAGTTCTAACAATTCTTTAGGTGCATCTGAGATGAGTTGGACAATGTTTTTTATATCATCATCCAACTCATCTATTAAGTCAATAATATCGTAATTTGGTTTTTGTTGTGTGCCGGAGTAATTGTCATTTTTTGCACGACTCAAACGCATTTCACCACGCACGTGGTTACACATGTCATGCCACATAAGTCGTCTGAGCCATGTGGTGAACTTGCTTTTTTCTCCGTCGTAGGTGAGATAGGCAGAAACAAAAGCACAATTGCAAATACTGTATAATTCTTCAAAGTCCATTCCGTATTTTCGTGAAAATTCCCACGCTGTGCTGTGTACTAATGATACGCAGTCGGTGTAACATTCGGTCATCTGTTCTTTCATTTTTACACTCCTTTGGTTTTATACAGATTATTTTTCGGTTGCACAGTTAATGACAAGCTCAAACAGTTCGTCAAAGGGTTTTTCGTATCGTTTTTCGATGACAAGTTCAACAGCACATCGAAGTATCTGACTCCACAATACATTTTTGCCTGTTTCCATACGAATTTCTGTGGCTATTTTTTCTAATTCATTCTTGATATATTCTGGGGTTTGGTAGGTAAAATATTTTTGTTTCTTATTCATGGTGTTTCCTTTCGGTAAATGTTTCTTCAGGGTTGTTTGAAGCAGTGGATAAGATGGCAGTGAATATGCTGCTGATTAGTTTTTTCATTTTGTATAACAGATTTGGTTTGAAGTCTTTGCAATGGCCACAATAGGCTTTCATTTTGAATGTCTCCTTGTAAAATAAAGTAGGGGGCAGTTTGGGAATGCCCCTTGTTTTAGGGTGTTTGGTTTATGGGTTGTGTTGTTTGTTTTCTTTTTCTTTTTCGGCTCAACTCCCAAAAAGTTGGTTAATTTGAAGATATGAGAAAATGGTTTTATCGCATTGGGGACACCAGCAGAAAGCGGCAAATGGCCGGCCCCACTGGCACGCCAGCCACACATTGGAAACAGGCGCCCCTGCGAGGGTGTTGAAAAAATAGATGTCGATTGAATACCGCCGACCTGTAGAATGACAAATCGAGTTCGTTGTAGACGAAGTTCCATGCCCAGAGTTAATCAAAAAGAGTCTTTTTTGCCTTGTTTGTTGTGCTTTTATTAGTTGTACCATCAATAATTTTCAGTAAAGACCAGTATCCGCGGCCAGATTTATGTGTCAATTGGTCGATAGATTCCTTCTTTTTGTTGCCGTTATTTCGTAGATACTGATACTCTTTTAGGATAACTTTTTTTTCCTCGATTGTAAGAGGTTTCCCTTGGTTGTAGTATACGTTTGGGGGCGGTGTCCGCAATTTTGTCAGCAATGAACCGGGTACAATCTTTTCGACTTGGCTCATTTGATAGTCAAAAGCCGTTCTACTTTTTTCAAACCCTGTAGCCCTTCTATTTAAGGCAATAGCCACTTTAGCAGTTGAAAAACTACCCAGAAAAAAATCACAAATTAAATCACCGGGCATACTTGAGTATTGAATAATTTTACATAGCAATTGTGTAGGTAGTTCATTTTTATTTTTGACCTTGCCTGGCTTATATTCGCGGTTAATGACCCACACATCTTCTCGGTCTCGGTAATTTAATGAACCGTTTTCATCCTTTTCACTGTCGGAAAAGCGACAATAAGTGTTGAAGACTGGTTTTGTTCCAGGTTTCACGTAATAAAGGATGTGGTAGTGTGATGATATATATTTTTTTTTAGTGAAGATGCCAAAGTTGTATTTCCAAATAATGTGATTTACTTCCTTTAGACTTGTTTCTGACAAAGCATTTAAAATATGTCTCAAATTTGTGTAACCCGATACAATATAAATGGAACCTCCTGGTCGCAAAACACGCGACGCCTGTTGAATCCAATGTTTTGAAAAAGTAGGGTATTCCTCTTGGGGTATTTCAATGTAACCATCGAGAACATGATCTTCGTTTCTATTGTAGTGCTTATGCAATGTATCCCCAGAGATACCATAGGGAGGGTCAGTTATGATAAGGTCAACAGAATTATCTTCCAAATACTTTTTGGCACCTTCGATACAATCTTCATTGTAAAACATAATATAAGCCTTTATTCAATAAGTAATTTTGTATGTCTCAAAATCTTCCATGCTTTCAAAATCTATCATATATTTGATATTCCGAGGGGAACCATCGGAATTCCTACCTTGTTTCATAATAGAGAGGGTTTCAATATCTTTTTATTAAAGTAATTTGTTTGTTACCGTTCCCACCATTCTTTTTCAGGTGATTTCCACAAACCTGTTTTTTCTCCGATGTTTTTTGTAATCCGTTTTACTTCGTTGATTATACCGATAACGAGTGTCAGGACACAATACATAATGAGAATTGTAATACCAAGAATCCTACCGAATATGTCTTTAGTTGTTGTTTTGATATTTTCTTGTGTATCTTCCGGTAACATCTTGAAGAACAGAGGAAACATTATAATCAGCCAAGCAATGATACAGGTAATAATGATAAATGTTCCTATTCTCACAATACACCTTCCTTTCTTCTGTTTGTGTTGTTTGCGTTTTTCTTTGGATTTGAAAGTAACCAAATTTGGTTTGTTCTTTTTATTTAACTGTTAAATTTTACGGTTTGTCCAAACGGTGCTTTTATGTTGGATGTTGCCAGCCACAGAACAGGATAATATGGTTCCTGTTCAGGAAAACAGCCGTACATGTCAGTGAAGTATATCATACAGGACGGCGTAATGTTCTTCTTTTCAACCCAGTCAAAGACAGGTTGGAAACGTGTTCCACCACCGCCTTTAGGGTTCAGTGTGAGTGGTAAATCAGTGCGGCTGTAGGTTTCACTGCCTTGTATTTGAGAATCGCAATACACGACATGTATGGTGGTGTTATAGGATTCCAGCACTTCACTGGCTTCTTTTGCGAATTTAGACAATGTATCAATGTCGATACTGCCAGATGTATCAATAGCAATAACAACTTCAGGAAGTTCTTCAGAAATCATTGACGGCATGATAACACCGTTTGGCAGGTATCGTTTATTGCATCGCCGCCAGTCATAGTCATTACGTGCAGACAATTCAACAAAATCCCGCAGCAGGATATGCCATGGGATTTCAGGGTTGACAATGTTGTTGACCAGACGTTCAAGACTTTCGGGCATTGAGCCTTTTCGTTTGGTGCTTTCAGCCGCAGAGGACATTGCAACTTTCCAGTCTGCTTCGAGTTCGGTGGCACCTTCCATTGATTCCGGCTCGATGCATTCACCGCACCCGCCTGGGTCGTTGCTGGAATCTTCTGGTTCGTCCGGTAACATAGGATAAATTTCCTCAGCACTTTTGTTTTTATACTGAGAATCAGACAAACAATCTTTCGGAAGAACAAACCCACAATCTATCAGAATAGGGTTAATTGCATAATCACATGCAACATTCCACTTTTTGTGTTCCCGGTTGTTTTTGCGCCAGCCATGCCCCATCATATTATGCATAACTTCGTGAGCAAAAACACCCACCAGTTCGTTCATCCGTAAAGAATTTACGAAATCAGGGTTATAGAGTAATCGTTTCCCGTCAGTAGCACAGGTTGGTATATTGGTGTTTTCTATAATATCCAGCTTGTAGGACAGGATACCAAAAAAACTGTCTTGTAAGACTAATATGCCCCGTGCATCTATCATTCGTTTTTTGGCTGTTTCATTCATGTTAAATCCTTTCATAGTCTCCCATGAGGATGTCTTGATGTTCCATTCGCCATTTTGACATTTCGTTCGACCGGCTCAGCTTGGGGTCTTTTTTACAAATATCCCTGCCAAGGAGAATTGACATGTCTTTTGGAAAACGTGCACCGTACCGCATAAAGGCATCGATGTTGTCTTTGTCTGCTTTGTTAATCAAAGCACATATAACCGCATACTTTGCCGCTATGTCAATTGGCACAGGAACGTTGTCGGGGTCTTTTTTTATGTCATTTAGACTGGGCAGTTCCTTGTACGTTTTCAGGAATCCGACAAGCTCTGCTGCGGTACCATCACCAACTGCGCCTGCCAATGCTTCGACGGAAGTAATGCCAGCTTTGATAAGTTTGCCTGCGAATGCCAGTGTACGTGGGCAACAATGGTTGACAATATCCACGGTAGGTTTGGATTTTGAGAATACATCGGATGCTCGGTAGTAAGTGAATCCGATTAATTCAATAGGCATATCATTTTGCATTGCCCATTCAATCCAGTCTTCTACTGACACAGTGAGTTCGACGATGGAAGCGAATCGACTTTTTACCGGCTCCAAAATCCCGGTCACGCCTGCTTTATCTTCTCGTCGATTTGTTGCAGCAATAAACACAACTTTATCACTTATTTTGTGTCCGTTGATGCGTCGTGCTAACAAAAGTTGCATCGCCGCAGCTTGAACACAGGCTGGTGCTTGACCAAGGTCATCCAGAAAGAAGATGGTTGGTTCTGTTGCATCTATCAGTTGTTGTAAATCACCGTAGGGCAAGTGTGTCGCTTTGCCATCTACAACCCAAGGTTGTCCCTTGTAGTCTGTAGGGTCGGACACAACGGGGTGGGAAATCAGTAGATGATAGCCCAATTCGTTTGCTACTTGTGCTACGATGTCAGACTTTCCAACGCCCGGTGCGCCTTTGATTAAAATGGGCAGATTGTTTGAAATGGCTGTAAGCAGGAATTTTTTGAGTTCTTTTGGACGCATTGTAATTTCCTTTCGTCTTATTAAAGTTATAATGCGGCGGGCATCCTAATTTGTTTTACTTCGGTTAGTGTCCTCATCAGAGGATTTGCTTTTCAAGGTCTGTTAAACCCGCCCGCCTTTACGTCCGGCAACCGACAAACCGCTTCAGGGACAAGCCCGCCGCATTATTAAATTGTCAAAACGTGCCGGTCTTTCCCGGCTGTCAGGCCATTGCTCCCAGAGTTAGACGCATTGCTGCGTCCCCAATCAGCGGGAATCGAACCCGCCTCCCTTCCTACCAAGCCTCGGCCAGCGACCGGAATCGAACCGGACTTTTCACGGGCTTTCGCCCACTGGCAGGGGCGGGACTCGAACCCGCGACCTAAAGGTTATGAACCTTCCGAGCTACCAACTGCTCTACCCTGCTAAATTCAAAGGTCGCCGGTCTTTTACGGGAACCGGCAAACCCGTAGGAGGATGCTCTCGTTAAGGCACAAGAGCAGGACGAAAAGACTATTCCGTCGATTCTTATTTTTTCTCCTTTCGCTAAAAGGTTTGGGTTTACCGCAGGGTCAATACTAATCTCCCATGAGTCATAACAGACAACATAAGGTAGTCCGTAGAAGAGTCCCAAAATCCAAGAGCCGTCTTTCGGAGCGGGCCCGTCGGCTGTGTCCAGTTCGCACAGACCCACGTCGAGAATGTTGGTTATTTTCCAGCCGTTGAACATTTTTCTAACTCAAGGCGAGCGATTGACATGCAAAGTGCAAGCACTTCGCCTTTGTCAGTGTTTTCAGTAATTTGCATATTGGCGATTGCCCACAAAGCATCATGGGCCGATTTTAAGGCGTGTTCCGTTGTCCCATAACCATTGTCACCAATCATATCTTCACCCCTGTATGTTGTCATAGCCGCACCTCCTATATTTGGCTTTATTTGAAAAACTCAAATACCTTCATGCTATTGCGGTAAACTAACTTGTATGTATTTCTGCCGTCTTTAAGGCTGAATGACAGGCCGTTATTGGAAAAGGCGTTGCCGGTAATTGACGCCGGATCAACTTCGCGTTTGTCCTCAAACATTTCTTCGCAAAAAACATGGATTGCTTCCATGACGGTTTTTTTATGCGCGTCTATTTGGCAGATGTATTTGTTCATAATTTTTCTCCTTTGCTGTTAACTTCCGGGTTTCTCTCGCTAAATATTTTTTGATGTCGTTTTCCGCTTCATCGGGATCGGGAATGCTTTCCACGATCCTTTCACACTTCCCGCACGGCTCTGAGTAGGCGTGCTTAGTGTTCGGGCTATTTTCGATACGGGCCCCGCAGAAGGCTTTCAACTGGCCCGGCAGCCTGGCGTGACAGCGAAATTTCGACCAACCGGAATCTTGGTTTTCGTAAGCCATTGATCTCAAAGCCTTTCGCGCCATGCTGGTAGCTTCACGGTCTGAACGAAATTTCGCTGAGGATTCAATTTCCGGTAATCCGTTCGCGCCGTCGGTGAACCTCACGCCTTTATTTGTTACCTCGGTGATGATCCACCATCCGTCAGGAAGCCACATCGTCATTCACCCCTGTTAAATTCTCCCGCTGTTAAATCAGGAGGCTGGTTTTTTACCTTCGCAGAGCATGTCCATTGCCTGAAGGATCAGCGCTGCGACAGGTGCGTCTTCGGTCTCGGCCAACAGGTCGTTGAGTTTTTCGAGGGCGGTTGTTTTTGCGTTTTGGTCAATGCGTTTCATCGTTCTGTCCTTTCGTTTGTTGTGGTTGTTGTTACATCTTCGCTTCTTCAAGCAAATCCAGAATGGTCGCCGCGTCAAATCTGCTTTTTTCTTTCCGTCCTACTTGGGGGCTAAATTTAACTTTTTCTCCGACAAAAGAATCGGCCTTACATATAACTTTTCATTTTTTCCAGCATCTTCTTTGCTGTGTCAGTTGTGTCTCGTCGAAGTTGTTTATTTTCTCGTAAATCATCTGGTCTGAGTTTCGTTAGTGAATCAACAACTTCTTTTCGGATGTTTTCAAGGTCTTGGTTTTCAGTGAAGTTGAGCTTTGGAATCAGGTTGCAAAACTCTGACAAATTGTTAATCAAGGAATTCTTGAATTTTTTGTCAGGGTCTTTCAAGGTGTCTTCAATACGACGTACCATTTTACCCAACTTTTCCCATATACTCATCATGGCTTGGTTGCTCATCTCTTTGATAGATGATTCAACGTCGTTGCGAATGGTTTCGTTGTCCTCATCCGCCAAATCCACCCTGAAATCTTGAGTGGTAGGAAAAGGAAGAATGTTTGTTTTGATTCCATAACGATTCCGAATTTCATCGGCGGTGGGCAGGCATTTGTTGTTTGCTAATTTTCCAAGTCGTTGGTTTGCTGTTGCAACCAAAGAAGGGTACTTTTGTAAAAAGGTTTTTACTTCTTGGTAGAATTCGTTTTTTACATTGCTGATTGCATCTCGATAATCCATAAATGCATCAGCCGGAAGGACACGGACACCGCCATCCAGCCACGGCAGTGTATATCGTTCGTGGATTGCCCGACATTTTCCAGCTGCTTTTTCAATGGGCTGGATGTCTTTCTTTGGAATCAGGTATGTCCACCACGCTCCGGCATCGTGTTCACTTTGTTTGGATGAACACACTTCTTCAGTTACAATACTGTCTTTGCTGCGTCCTGTCCACATACTGATTCGTAATTGAACCAGCATTGCTTTTTGTTTCAGGTTATTCATTTTGATTTCCTTTCTGTTTGTTGTTGTTCCTTTTATGACATTGTGAATAGTTCGTATCAAACTTTTTTGACTGTGAAAAGTCCCATTACATTAAGTAATTTGTCAATGGTTTCAAGAATTTATCATTTTTGATGTTTTGTTGCAAAGGGAAGGGCAGGAGTTGCGCCCGCCCAACGCTAATTTTCCCTAATTTATAATTGACATGATGTGGTCATTGCCTTACGACGTGATTGCAAAACGATTGCAATAAACATACCTTGCTGTATTATGCCTGCCGACAAACTCAGAAACAATAATACAGTAATAAAAGGATGCCACGAAGTATCAGCTTAATCGTGTCAATTACTCTAACAGAATTTTGCCGCACTCAATCGCAATATGAGTCTTAGACGTGATGCCTGTGAACATCGTCATTTCCGGCGTGATTCAAGCGGTGTCGCCTTCACTCAGGTGTTTTCCGCTCTGACTCATCTTAACTTTTCAAAGTGTTGGCTATCGGCGTTCCCAACTCAACCGTGTCTTACTATATAGAATTATAGCATAGTAGGGATACAAGTCAACAAGTTTTTTGAAAATATTTTCGATATTTTTCTAAGTCCTGCTAAATAAAGGATTTATGAAACAAAGATTTTTTATTTTTTTGTTTTGGATTTTGGGATTTTCCGACTTTTCCAGATTTTCCCTGCTTTTTGTTGTGTGTTTTTGTTTCCTGTTTTGATTGGTTTTCCTGTGTAGGAAATGGCTGAAAAATTAGAAAACCAACTCATTCTGTTTCATAGATTCTTTCTAATCGTTGTAAGTCGTTGTTTGACAACACACTAAAAAACAACATCTTTTTTGTGTTTTTTGTATTATACTACATAAAAATAAATAAGTCTTTTTATAAAAGGAGAAACGAATGAAGTGTGCACAAGAAGTGTGTAGTGAATGTGGCAATGACATTATTAAAAGCAAGAACAAAAAAAGACGTTTCAAATGGGAGCCAGTAAACAAACGATTGGATTCAGAAATTGAACAAGTTCCTTTTTATTGCAATACTTGTGGTTCGGTTCATATTAATCTTAAAGCACTTCACAACTACGTATTTATTTATCCTATCAAGAAAAAAAGTAAATCGATTAGTAGTGTTCTTATCGTGCCGGAAGTAGATGAACCAGAATACACGGATTATGGTATTGTTTTGACTTATGGCAAAGGGTATTATGACAATAAGCGTTACCACCCAGTTTCTGATTTGAAGGTGGGGATGAAGGTGGTTTATGATAAAACTGTGCCGTGGGGCATAGAGTGGCAAGGGACAGATGGGAAGAAGTACCTTATAAAGATTATGCCGTATTTGGATGTAAAATTAGTGCCGAAGGAGTAGTAATGACCACCTCTCACATTGTGAAGCACGAAACAGAACACAAAGTAAATCTTTCGTTATTCAGACATAGGGGTGATGTCTATGCCGTAGCCAAAGAAACGGGATACCCTATTGAGTACATTCAGAAGATTTACAAGAAGCTTAAGAAACGAAGGGATCGGGATACTTCTTATTGGATAGCATCAGGTATTATGCAGACTATCGCATTAGGGTATGAGCAGAGGGTGCATTCCATCATGAAGTATCTGGATTTGTTAGAGGGCAAGGAAGAAATAAAGGTGTCGGAGTGCCACCATACATTTATGAAGAAAAAGAAGGAAAATGGGCAGGATGTATTTGTTTGTGAAAAGTGTCTCAAACCTTGTAAAGTTATTACCCTACCAAGAAAAGAGACATTTGAGTTGTTTTCTGATTTATTAGATAAGTTGAGAAAAGAAGATGAATCTCTGGTGACGTTTGCAGATAAGATGGGGTTTACTGGGAAGGAAAAAGTACCTAATGTAAACCAGCAGATATTAGTGGTAGATAATAAACCTATTGAGATTGGAAACAACATAGATAAGAACACAATGGAGGAAATAGACAAATTAACACCTTTGCAGAGGGAAAAAACAAGGAAGGTGCTGGAACAAAAACTACTTGAATCAGGGCGGGAAAAGAGTGAAAAGTAATAAGAAAATAGAATCTTACCTGGATTATCTTTATAAGGTGGATTACAAGGAAAGACCTGTTTCAGTCAAACAGTTCTTATCCGACGAACGTTTCTTTGGGAAACTGACAGATGGGGGGAAAAGCATCTATCCGATTTGGATGGAAAAAATGACAGAGTTCTTAGCAGAGGATTCTAAGTATTTGGGGGTGTTCACAGGGGCAATTGGTTGTCTTGCGCCCGATGTACGTGTGTCTCTTCTTGATGGTCGTGAATTGACAATACCAGAAATAATTGAGGAACGGAAGAAAGGAAAACAACATTGGGTTTACTCTTATGATATTGAAAATGATAAGTTAGTGCCGGGGAAAGTTGTTGATGCTTTGATGAGTGGTCATAGCAATTCTTTGGTAGAGGTCACAATTGATAATGATAATAAAATAGTTTGCACAGATAATCATCCATTTCTTTTATCATCGGGCATTTACAAAGAAGCCAAAGATTTAAAATCTGGTGATAGTTTAATGTCGTTATGTGGACGTACTTGTGCTGGCAAGTTGCGTGCCATAAAAAGCAAAGAAAAGAAGGACATAGTAGTACAAAATCATAAAGTTGTTTGTGTCAAGAAATTAAATGGAAAGAAGGGTGTTTATGATTTGTCTATAGAAGATTATCATAATTTTGCACTCACTGATGGTGTTTTTGTTCATAACACAGGAAAGACACGAAACGCTGTTTGGGCAGCAGGCTATGTGATGTATAAGTTGTTGTGTTTGCGCAACCCTTGGAAGTTTTTCAATCTTGCCGCAGGTGGTAAAATGTCTGTGGCATTTTTCAATTTAACTAAATCACTTAGTGAAAGTCGAGCATTTAATATATTGCAACAGCATTTATTAGCATCTGAATGGTTCAGGAAAAGGGGCATTGTTGCGGGCAAACCACCTAATCAACGTTTAGAATTTCCGTTGTTTGATTACGCATTAGCGTCTCCATATTCCTCTGGATTTGGAACGCAGGGTCGCGACATCATTATTGCCATTATGGACGAAGTTGATTCACCTACGGCATCAGAGAAACAAAAACAACGTGTTTTGGCAGCCTATGAAAGTACAGTGCGTCGTTTTGAATCACGTTTTGTTGATGATACTTACAATGAGACATTAGGTAAGTTTTTGCTGGTGGCCTCAAAACAGGAACAGTACTCTTTTTTGGATGCGTTTATTACAGAGCATAAGGATTCTAAGAATACATATATAGCAGACATTAAATACTGGGAGATAAAACCAGAAGGTACGTATTCTGGCAAGACATTTCCTGTAATGTTGGGGGATATATATAACCCT